TCTAATGTTTCTAATGTCATAATAACAAACACAAGTAATTATGCATCTAACGTTTCCAATGTTATAATAACAAATACAAGTAATTATGCTTCCAATGTTTCTAATGTCATAATAACAAACACAAGTAATTATGCATCTAACGTTTCCAATGTTATAATAACAAATACAAGTAATTATGCTTCGAATGTTTCCAATGTTATAATAAAAAACACAAGTAATTATGCTTCCAATGTTTCTAATGTTATAATAACAAACACAAGTAATTATGCATCTAACGTTTCCAATGTTATAATCACAAACACAAGTAATTATGCATCTAACGTTTCCAATGTTATAATCACAAATACAAGTAATTATGCTTCTAATGTTTCTAATGTTATTATTGTAAATACAAGTAATTATGCATCCAATGTTTCCAATGTTATTATGAAAGACAGTTCAAACTTTACATCAGCGTCAATTAACAATTTAATTAGTAATGATATAAGTTTTTCAGGTAATATAAGTACTACAGGTGCATCTAAAAAAATAATATTAAATTCAGCCCTAGAAGCACAACCACAACCAAACATCTTTCCTCAAAAAACTGCATATGGTAATAATGTTATAGATAAAATTATATTATGTCCAGGAACAGCTTTAGCATATCCTTTTTCAATAGGAGCAAGTAATGTTGGTATGTGGTTTTCAGTACCAGAAAACTTACAATTTATGTGGTATTCTGACGGTAAAATGATAATGAATTTAAACCAATCAGGAATATTAAATGTTAAAGATGATATAGTAGCATTTGCAAGTTTATCTGATAGAAGATTAAAAACAAATATATGTAATTTATCAATAAATTGTTTAGATTTGATAAATACAATTAAATCAGTTGAGTTTAATTGGAAAGATAATTATCGTATACCTGAAAGAAAAAGAAATACACCTGACCATGGTTTTATAGCTCAAGATATCGAAGAGATATTACCAAATTTGGTAAATAATGAGGGAGAATATAAATCATTAAAATATGAAAAATTTGCACCATATTTAGTGAAAGGAATTCAAGAATTATATAAAATAGTTCAAGACCAACAAAAAGAAATAAATGAAATTAAATCAAAATTAAATTTATAATTATATATAAAAATATGAGATATATATAATATTAATAAGAATAAAATAAAAATGACATCAAAAACCATAATAAAAAGAGATAATACAACTGCATTATTTGATATCAACAAAATTAAAAAAGTATTAGAAATTGCATTTGGTAATACAAATACAACATGTAATAATATTAATGAGATTTTAAATTATATTAATGATGAATTAATGAAGACAAATGAAGAATTCTATAAAATTGAAGAAGTTCAAGATTTAGTTGAAAACACATTAATGATTTATAAATATTATGATACAGCAAAACATTACATTCATTATAGAGATAGTAAAACTAAAACAAGAAATGAATCAAGTTATTTATCAAAAATTCCTGATGATATTATTACTCCATGGGGAATGTTAGGATATATCACTTATAAACGAACATATGCCAGAAGATTATATGAAGACGACGAAGATAATGATACAACTGAAGAATTCAGAGATACTATTATTAGAATTTTGGACGGTTGTCAAAGTCAACTTCATGTTAATTTCACAAATAATGAATTAAAACAAGCTTATAAATATTTGATGAGTTTGAAATGTTCAGTTGCAGGGCGTTTCTTATGGCAATTAGGAACAAAGAATGTATCGAAATTAGGTATTATGAGTTTGCAAAATTGTGCATTTGTTAAAATCGATGAACCAATTAAGCCATTTCTTTGGATTTTTGATGTTCTTATGTTAGGCACAGGTGTTGGTTTTAGTATTCAAAGGGAGAATATTAATAAACTTCCACCTGTATTAAACGAAGAAATCATAATTACTCGACTAGATACAAATGATGCAGATTTCATTGTTCCTGATAGTAGAGAGGGATGGGGAGCATTATTTGAGAAGATTTTTGAGGCTTATTTTTACAAAGGTAAGTCATTTACCTATTCAACCGTTCTAATTAGAAGTGCAGGAACAAAAATTAAGGGTTTTGGAGGTGTTGCATCAGGTCCTGAGGATTTAGTAAAAGGAATTAAAAATATTCAGGGAATTTTAAATAAACGTAGGGGAACTAAAATTACAGGAGTTGATTGTTTGGATATTGTTAATATCATTGCATCGATTGTTGTAGCAGGAAATGTTAGAAGATGTTTGCCAAAGGGTTCAAAGGTTCATACAAAGAATGGATTAATTAATATTGAGGATATTATTGTTGGAGATGAAGTTTTAACAACTTATGGATATAAAAAAGTATCAAATAAATTTATTCAAGGAATTCAACCAGTATTTACGATTACAACAACAAAAGGAACTTTCACCTGTACAAAAAATCATAAAATGGCAGTTTTAAATGGAAATGATTATGTATGGATTGAGGCAGGAAATTTAAAAAATAATAATACATTAATTTTAACTCGGGAATCAATTCTGGGTTCTGATAATATTGTTTTACCATCAATTGAACATACATCAAGAAAAGACCGTTTAACATCACCAAAATTAACAGGAGAGGTTGCATGGCTATTTGGATATTTAGTATCTGGAGCTATTCATACAAAACCGGCATTAAAAATTATGTGTAGGGATTATAAACAACTTAAAAAAGTTAGTAAGATTATTAAAAGATTTGGAGATACAATTAGTTTAACAACAACAATTGATAAAATTAATAATAATTATTCGATTGAAATTAATGCACCAAATTTTATTAATTATATTAATGTTCATATTAAATCGAATACAATTCCATATTTTATTAATGAGACAACATTAAGTAATCGTTTTGCATATATTGCAGGAGTTATTGATGGATTTCATACAAGATATGAAGATGTCATCACAATTAATTCATCAAGTGAAAATTATATTAATGATTTAAATAATTTATTATATTCATGTGGATTGGAATGTAAGAAGAATAAGACAAATTTGATTATTACTGATAATCAGTCATTAAAATTGATTTGTGAAACGCAAAATTTAGATAGTCAACTTAAAATTACTAATGAAAAGATTACAAATATTATTCAGATTAATAATACTGTATGTTCAACTGCTGAAATTCTTGAAATGAAATATTTGAATGATCATGAAACTTATGATATAGAAGTTGAAGAGGTGCATGAGTTTTTCTGTAATGGATATTTGACACATAACTCTGCATTAATTTGTCTAGGTGATTATGATGATATTGAATATTTGAATGCTAAAAGATGGGATATGGGAAATATTCCGAATTGGAGATGTATGAGTAATAATTCAGTTGTTTGCAGTGATACTAATAAATTACCTGAGGAATTCTGGGAAGGTTATAAAGGAAATGGTGAACCATATGGATTAATTAATATTGATTTATCACGAAAGATTGGAAGAATTAAGGATGGTGAGAAGTATCCTGACCCGATGGTAGAGGGATTTAATCCATGTGCCGAGCAATCATTGGCAAATTATGAGACTTGTTGTTTATCAGAAATATTTTTATGTAATATTGAGAGTTATGAAGAATTAAAAGAGATTGCAACAATTTTATATAGAATTTGCAAACATTCATTATTATTAAAATGTCATCAAAAAGAGACTGAGAAAATTGTTCATAAGAATATGAGAATGGGAATTGGAATTACTGGATATCTTCAAAGTTCAAAAGAACAAAAATCATGGTTATCTGATTTATATGAATATTTGAGAGAATTTGATGTTTCCTATTCAAAGAAAATTGGAGTTGATACATCAGTAAAATTAACAACTATTAAACCATCCGGAACATTATCATTATTATCTGGTGTATGTAGTGGAGCACATCCTGGAATTTATCAATATTTCATTAGAAGAATTAGAATTGCATCATCAAATTCTCAATTGATTAATTTGGCAAAAAAGAATAATTTCTTTATAGAATATCAAAGAAATTTTGATGGTACTGATGATAAGAATACACAAATTATTGAATTTCCATGTAGATATCCGGAGGGCACAGTATTAGCCAAAGATATGACAGCAATTGACCAATTGAATGTTGTAAAAGAATTACAGACAAATTGGAGTGATAATTCAGTATCGGTAACCGTTTATTATAGATTAGAAGAATTGGATAATATTAAACAATGGTTATGTGAAAATTATACAGATAATGTTAAATCTTGTAGTTTCCTATTACATAATGAACACGGATTTAAACAAGCACCATTTGAAGAAATAACAAAAGAACAATATGAAGAATTAATTAAAAAAGTAATTCCAATTACATCAGGAAACATCAAAGCACAAGCAGAAAATGAACTAACATCTGAATGCGTTGGCGGTGCTTGTCCTGTTAGATAATTTCTTTTTTTTTATAAAAATCTATTTTAAAATATAGATTTGAATGTCTAAATAATTAATAATATTATTAAGAATATACATATACAATAAAAGCAAAAAAGAAATGAAAGATAAAAATTATCAAATAATAACAGAAAAATGAATTAAAATATAAATAAGAACAAAAATAAAAGAAGAAAAAATAAATAAATGGAAAGATAAGAATAATAGATGTTATAATTTGTCCTGATATAATGACATATAATATTTATAAGAATTATTTATTTTTTAATAAATTTATTTTTTCATTTATTTTAGAGACCCAATAAGAGATAGTTAATATATCTCTATTTGGTTTTTTATAATTATAATTTACAGTATTATTGTTAATCATATTTATCATTTCTTCAGCATTTGAATATACCATATTATCTTCAAAAATGTCTTTGTAACCATCATTAATATTTGATACAGGAATTGCATTTAATCCAATACATTCATAATGCCTATAACAATCATCTCTATCGCCTGATGTTGAAATTACAAATTCGGATTTTAATATGTTTGTTAGAAATTCTGTATAATTTAGATTTTCGCTGCCACTATTTTTACCAAATATATCAAACATTTTTCTTATATGATTATTTGGCAAATGATTATGCACAGAAGCATATTGATTTAATATTTTTATATTTTTATCAATGTTAATATTATTTGAATTTATAAAATTAACATAATCATTTATATTATTATGATATATACCATATGGAAATGACATATATTTTTCATTATTTGTATAAATTGGATTTTGAGATATCCATAAAAGAATATTACTATTATTTAATAATTCATCTGTTTTATTATTTCTATTAATTTGTGGAAGATGCCATTGAGATGTTATTATTACAACTTTTAAATTATTTTTTGTTATAATGGGTAATATTTTATCATAAAAAAAATCAAATAAATCTACTTGAATTTGAATTATTTCAAAATTTTTAATATCATTATAATTTTTATTTTCAATCAAATCATTTGCTTTTAAATCCAAATTCATACCTATATATTTACTATCAACAGTATTATGTATTTCAGTTGAAATAAAATGATTACATATAAAATATGGTGCTAATGGTGTTATAAAATATTCAACAGGATTTATATTTTCAAAATCTATATTATCCATTATATAACATGTAATATTATTTTAGAGCAAAATAATAGGCATTTTTTAGATTATCAAAGAAAAAATACGAAACAAAATTTAAATCTACATTATATTTTAGTAAACATTCCAAACCAAGATAATTATCTTTTTTTTATAAAAATCTATTTTAAAATATAGATTGATACATGTCAAGAAGTAGCACCAGAACAGCCCCCCCCCCCGATATAATAGAACTAATATCAAATCATTATAATAAATCTACATGTGTTAAACTTGATAATATTATTAAAAATATGCCTGAAATTGCTGATTTAAAAGAACCTTTAAAAAATAAATATCAGAGAAATTGTAGACATAATTCTATATGTTACGATGTTGAATGCAGAGATGCACATACATATACAATAGAAGCAAGAAAAAAAATAAGGAAAGCTTTTATAAAAGAAATGAAAAATGAAAAGATTAATGAAATAATACAACAAACACCATTATCAGGACAAAAATTAATGACAGATTATTATAAACCTATAACAGAAAGAACTTCAAAAACATCATTGTATCCAGAACCATCACAAATATTAAAAGAAAAACCAAAATATGATAAATTAGCTCAAATATATCTTGAAGTAAGCACTAGAAAACACAAAGAATTAATAAAAAAGAAAGAATATCAAAGATTACAACAACAAGAATATGATGAAGAATTAATAAAAAAGAAAGAAAGACAAAGATTACGACTGCAAGAATATGAAGAAAAAAAGAAGCAAATCAATCAACAATTACATTCATTAGTAAAAATGCCATCAAGATTTTTTGGAAGATTAATGTCATCTTCATCAAAAAAACTTGATATTAATGAAAAAATAAATATATGGAGTGATAAAATAATAGAAATGATATCTGAGTTTAGATTATTAAAATCAGAAGAATGTAGAAATCTAGATGAATGCGTTAATAAAATAACTACAATTATAGATATTATAATTTCATTTGTAGAAAGACCAAATACAATGATATATGATGAATTACCTAAAAATGGTATTTATAATATTCAAAAAAATAAAATATATAAAAACTTTTTAAAAGATTATAAAATAACATTTACAGATAAAGAATTAGAACATCCTGAATATTTACAATTATTAGAAGATTATAAAAAAATAATAATAGTTCTTCAAAATATGAAACTTGATGATTGTAAAAATACATTTACAGAAGAAAAGACAGGAGGAAGGAAACATAAAAATCTTAAATCTAAATAAATATTCTTTTTTTATAAAAATCTATTTTAAAATATAGATTTATACATGTCAAGTAATAGCACCAGTATTTACAATTACAGCAATAAAAGAAACCAAGTATTAAGATTAATAAATGAATTTGAATCATATGAACCTAAAAATGATAATTATAATGATTGTTATAGATTAATAAATAATAAATATGAAGCATTTTTTCATGAATGTTATAGAATAGGTGATATTACTCAGATTAAGTTATTAACAAGATTAAGAAATTTAAAACTTGAAAAATATAAAGATAAGTTTTCAGAGCCAATTATAGAATGTGAAAAAGATGATAAATGTGCACAAATATATCTTGAAGAAAGCACAAGAATGCACAAACAATTAATAAAAAAGAAAGAATATCAAAGATTACAGCAACAAGAATATGAAGAAACAAAGAAGCAAATAAAGGAACAATTGCATTCATTGGTAAAAATGCCATCAATATTATTTCAAAGATTAACGACATCATCAAAAAAAGATGATATTAAAGTAAAAATAAATATATGGAGTGATAAAATAATAGAAATGATATCTGATTTATCAGCATGGAAATCAGATAAATGTAAAAATCTGAATGAATGTATTGAAAAAATAACTATAATTATAGATATTATAAATTTATTTGTGGAAAGACCAAATACAATGGTTAATCGAGAATTATCCGAAAATAATAATTATAATATTCAAAAAAATAAAATATATGAAAACTTTCTAGAAGATTATAAGATAACATTTACAGATAAAGAATTAGAACATCCAGAATATTTAAAATTATTAGAAGATTATAAAAAAATAATAATAGTTTTACAAAATATGAAACTTGATGATTGTAAAAATACATATTCAAAAGAAAAGACAGGAGGAAAGAAATATAAAAACCTAAATCAAAAATAATAATGATTTAAAGGAACAAAAAGAAATAAGAAAGAAATTAATCTGAATCATCAGAAGTTGTAGCAATAGTTAAAATGGAACTTTTACGATAAATAATTTCTTTATTGATATTATCGTATCTTGCTAATGTAAAAAGATAATCACTTAATCTATTAAGAAATACAAGACAATTAGGGGGGATATGAGAATATTTATCAATAATAGATACTAATTTGCGTTCACATCTTCTAGAAACAGCACGAGCAACATGAACATTACCGGAAGGAAGGATAAAATTAACTAATTTAGGTAATAATGCAGTTAATCTATCAATTTCAGATTCAATAAGAGTAATAATAGCTAAATCATCATCAAATAAATATTTATGTTTAGGATTAGCAATAATGGTGCTTAAATCAAAAATCCAAATTTGAATATCAGGAAGAATTTCAGAACTATTAATAATACCAATGAAACTATTTAATTCATCTAAGTCTCCAATAAGGTCAATTAAATCGGATGATTTTGAAATGCGACTACAATCAAATAGAGATGTAAAACCAGTATCACCTTTTTTTGTATATATTTTCATATTCAAGTTGAGATTATATTAATTCATATATATGAAATTATATTTATATCAAAATATCAAAAAAAATGCCAAAAACTTAATTTTGACATTTATAAATTTCCTTTGCTGTCTTACAACTTGAGCAACCTCTCAATGTCCTCATCGCTAATTGAATACTTAGCTTTGAATTCGTCGAGCTGTTTTTCCTTGTTTTCCTTGCGAGAAATCTTGCGCCATTCCTTGTTCATAACCTCCCTGCGAAACTCAATCCTGCAATAGTGTTTGTAGTTGCAATCGGGTTTTCCGCAAAGAGGACCGAAGAAACAAGGCACATTGCGAACTCCATCAGGGTCTGTTTCGTTGTGAATTTTGCGGTCAAAATGCTTATCAAAGATTTCTTTAACCTTGATACGGTCTTCTGGGTCTTCGATAAAATGCTTTTTGTCGCATTCTTCACGGTTGCATGTGCATGAGAAATTACAATTCCGGATACCGGTAGCCATCCTTTTACGTATGTAAAAATAATTATATAGAATCAAATCATATTTTTAATAATTTACTATAATTATAATACAAATCTAAATCTAAATCTAAATCTAAATCTAAATCTAAATCTAAATCTAAATCTAAATCTAAATCTAAATCTAAATCTAAATCTAAAAAATGCCAAAAACTTAATTTTGACATATATATTTCATTCAGGACTTACAACAACTTGGAAAGCTTGTCCAAGTCTTCATCGCTCAATGAATATTTTCCGGCGATTTCTGAAAGAACTTTTTCCTTGTTATCTGTGCGGGAAATCTTGCGCCATTCCTTATTCATAATTTTCATGCGAAAATCGAATGAGCAATAATGCTTGAAGTTGCAATCAGATTTGCTGCAAAGAGGACCGAAGAAGCATGGAACATTGCGAACGCCATCAGGGTCTGTTTCGTTGTGAATTTTGCGGTCAAAATTATCATCGAAAATATCCTTAATTGTTGTGCGGTCTTCTGGGTCTTCGATATAATGCTTTCGTTCGCATTCTTCACGATTGCAAGTGCATGAGAAATTACAATTCCGGATACCGGTAGCCATCCTTTTACGTATGTAATAATAATTATATACAATCAAATCATATTTTTAATATTTTACTAAAAAAATAATACAATAATATTAAATTCTTATTTTAAACAATTAAATAAGAATTAACAAGTAATGCAAGTATTCCTCCAATAATTTGTGAACAAATATACACAATAGCAGCAGTAATTGAAATATCACCTCTAATAGCCATTATAATACTAAAAGCAGGATTTAAATGACCACCTGAAGCTTTAGCACTTAAATAAATACCAGCTACCAAACCAATCCCTCCAGCAAATACACCAAATGGTGCAATTGCTAAAAGTCCGGAAAAGAAAATAAAAGTTCCTATTATTTCAGCAATAATAACTTGAGGTTTCATAATAGCAATATCTCTAATATAATATAAGAGGTTTATTTTAATTTGAATTTATAATGATATAGACAAAAATTATATCATTATTATTAAAAAAATAAATAAAATAAAATTATTTTAGTAAGTCAAGTTGTTCTTTTTCTGTTAATTTAGTTTTACCGCCATAAGTATATGCTAATTTTTCATTAATAAGGATTGATGAGAAACTATTATTTTCATTTTCATTTTTATAGATATCGCCTAAAACTCTACCATACTTATCAAAATCATAACATTTTAAATAAACAAGATAGCAATTATTTAATAATTCTTGTTTGATAAGTTTTTTGTCATTTCCATCGATTGTTTTATCTGTAATAAGATTATATAATCTTTTCTTAGCATCAATACCTAAATTTTTATTTTCTTCACATTTACTTTTAGTTTCGCAAGTGTCAATATCATTTAATCTAACAATAATTTTATAATAATTATCTTTAAAATTAATGATAGCTTTGATAGTATCACCATCAGTAATATCAACAATGCGAGACATTCCATTTAGACCATTAAAACTAAAGAGGGGTGTATTGGTATCATTAAAATTTTCCATTATATTATTTATTAAATGCATAATAATCTTTAAATCCTTCATTAAAACTTCCAAAATAATTATTAAAAGTTTCAGGTGTAGCTGTTGAAACTGGTATTGTTTCATCCATTGGCATTGGCATTGGGATTGGGATTGGGATTGGAAATGTTTCTTGTTGATAATGCATTGAATTTAAATCATCATTATTATAACGTTGAAAATTATTATGAATTGTAATATCAAATGGCACATTATCATCTTTAAACGTTGATGACCGAACCATTGATTTAGAATTATTATTATTATTATTATTATATTCAATAATAAATTTAATATAATTATTAATAAGTGTATTTTCTTCACCAGGAGGAGATTTTTTAATAAGTTCTTCGGTTTCATCAAACTTTGCAATCAATATTTCAGACATTATAATATATCAAATCTATTTTTATTAATTATTATTATTCGTTCATCATTGCCTAGAATTAAAATTAAATGCTTTTAAAAATTTTTTTGCATTTTTAATTCTTTCTTCATGATTGATAATTATTTCATTATTTGATGGATTAATTAAAGGGTTAATTATAGGATTAATAATATTTTTATTTGGTTTATCATTATATCTTTGAAAATTATTATAAATTGATATTTCTAAAGGATTTTTTAACATATTATATAATTCTGAATTAGCATCTTTAGGATTATTAGGATTATTATTCATGATATTATCAAATTTTATAACTAAATCTATATATTCTTTAATATAATCAATCTTTTTATCTTTATTTAAATTAATAGATTTTCTTGCTTCTTTATAAGCATTAATTAATTCTTCATTTATTGAAGACATTATTATCTATTATAATACAATTATAATATTCCAAGAAATTGTTTTTGTATCATGGTTAAATCCCAACCGGTATATTTAGCTTTTCTTAATATGGCATCTGATGATGATAATTGAGTATTATCGGATGAATATGACATTTGAGATTGTGAATTCATAAAAGATAATGTTTCACCATTTTCTAAAAAACTATTTAAGGCGATTGAAACATTCTTTAATTCAATATCGGATAAATGACTATCCCATATAAGAAGATATGAGAAAGCCCATTCGCTATTATAAGCATATGACCCGTCATAATTAATAGTTAAAGTTGATATAGGTCTATTTATAACATTTTCAGTATATTCGGGTTCAATGAAAAGACCGCAACTAACACCATTAATAATAACATTTTCGGATGGATTAGTTGAATTTGTATTTTTAGCACAAGCAACAACCCATGAATTTACGGGGGAATTTGTAGGGAAACCTTTAGAAAATTCATAACCGTTATAAGAAACAACACCTTTTTTATTTTTATAATGACCATGATAAAAATCCTGCGAATTTGGACCCATTGAATGAAAAATCTTATTATTATTATTAGGGTCAGTTGATGTATATTTAGTAATTGAGCAAATTGTAAAATTTGAATTTATTGAATTTTCGGGAAAGAAAATGAAACTATTTTTATCACCATATATGTATGGAATAGATGAACTATTATCATATTTAACATTTATAATCATATTTGATTTAATATTTCTTGATGGATTGCCATTTAAATCTGGTAATTCATTAGTAATACTATTATAATTACCGGCATAATACCCTGCCCATAATTGTTTAGAAATATTAAGATTATTTTTTTTAGGATTATTAAAATATTCAATACAACTTGGAAGAGTTAATGGATACATATTTTTATATAAAATGATATCACTATCAGCTGGGCGAAATAAATAATCAATACATGTTGTAAATACTACTTTTAATTTTTCAGGAGTTAGTGTTGCATCCCAAACTAATAAATGAGATAATGCCCAACTGCTATTTAAATTATCAATATTATTACTAGTATTAATATTTAATTTGCCAAAAATGGCATTAATATCAGTGAAACGTGTATTGATACTTCCATTTGGGTCATTTTTACTACCAATATATGCTTCTCCATTTGTTAAATTGGATGATGTTGAATCATAAGACATACATGTCACGACCCAATTATTATTATAATTAGTACTACTTTTTTTAACTAATATAGAAGATGAATTGGTATATTCAATAATTCCTGCCCAATTATTATTATGTCCGATTGATGTTCTTTTATCATTAATATTATTTGTAATAGTTAAAATATTATTTTTTTTAGCATTATCATTACCGTTATATCTTGTAATAGCACAAATTGTATATTTGGTATAAGTGATAATATCTGGAAAATTGATATAACTATTTATATCACCATAAATATATGGAATTTTTTGACCATTAACGCTTTCTTCATTATAATAAACATTATTAAGAGATGTTATATCATAACTAGGATCATTAATAGCTCTAATTTTGCTAACATTACTTTTTAAACGACAAACATCATAAGCTCTATAGCCTGTTAAAAATTTATTTTGAACAATATCGGACAATGTATTTGTTAAATAATCCATACTTATTTTTAAAATATAGTTTTTTTTAAGTATTTTTATTTAGCTTTTGGAAAGCTGTCTTTAAATATAGTACTACAAGCATTATAAATATCATAATCAGAATTAAATTCTATTTCTTTGCTTTTATTGAAATAATCTTCTGTATAATTGGATTTATGTTCATTATAGAAATTATAACATATATTATAATTTTCACAGTCATCTGATTTATTTGCATCACATTTATTGCACCAAATATATGTGCTTTCTTTACTATCGTTAATAATAGGATTTACAAGAGTTTTATAATCAAATGTATCTGTGAATGAAGCTTCAATTGGTTTAGGCATTGTTGGAAAAGAAATACAAGTATTATCAGGTGTTCTATTTAAATCAATAACACTCGCTGATGGAGTTCCGATTGCTTTATCACTTATTGCTTTTTCGATACTAGCAAGGCGATTATATAATTTTAATTTTTCACTTTCATATAAACTAGCATCAGTTTCTTGAGTTGTTGATGGAACAGTATCAGCTGTTGCTTCAGATGTTGTTTTTAATAATAATTTTTCATTAGCAGCTTGCATTTCCATTATTTCAGCTGTAATTAATTTTTGACTACTTTGAGTAACTTTAACTTTATCATCAGTTGATAAATTATTTGTATTAAATATTAATTCTTCTCCTGTATCTAAATAATTCATTAAAGCTTTTGAAATGATATTTATTGCTATATCTGTTAAATTTCTATTCCATATGATAATATAACTTAAAGCAAAGTCGGATTGTTCATTAATAATTGTAATATCATCAATTTTATTTATAGCAAGTTTTAAATTTCCTTGTCCTCCTGGTTTAATACCTGAAGGAACTCCATTTACATATACATTATTTGGTATATTATTATCATTTTTAGCACATGTAACAACCCAATCAGTAATATTACCATTTAAATTTAATTCAGGAGAGCTATTTGTTTTAAATTCATTATAATAAACAACACCTCTTTTACCATCTTTATGACCATGTATCCAATCATTTGAAGATTTGGCGTCTCTTGCAGTTAAAATTCTTTTATTATTATTACCTGTATAGCGAGTAATTGAACAAATTGTAAATTTATCAGATATACTATTAAAAGGCCATTCAATCGTTGTAGCAGTAGTTCCTGATATAGATTTAATAGTGCCTAACGCACCATTTCCTGATTCGTTTTTATTAATTACATTTCCAGTAACAATAGCTTCTCTATTATAATGAGTTGTATTTGAAATATCATTTAATTTATTATCTGCAAAATTTCCAGCATAATAAATACCCCATGGTTCATAAGTGCTAATAACAGCCCAAAAATCAGATTTATTATAACCTGTTGGTGTTTGTGTTGGTGCTTGTGTTGGTGCTTGTGTTGGTGCTTGTGTTGGTGCTTGTGTCGGTGCTTGAGTTGGTGCTTGAGTTGGTGCTTGTGTTGGTGCTTGTGTTGGTGCTTGTGTTGGTGCTTGTGTTGGTGCTTGTGTTGGTGTTTGCGTTGGTGCTTGTGTTGGTGCTTGTGTTGGTGCTTGTGTTGGTGTTTGCGTTGGTGCTTGTGTTGGTGCTTCTGTTGGTGCTTGTGTTGGTGCTTGTGTTGATGCTTGCTGCTTTATTGCTTCTTCTCTATCATATATTTGTTGAAGTGATAAACGGTATCCTTCTGTTCTTTGAATATCACGTAGTATTTGCATTTCACTTTGAGATAAATTTAATAATGGATTTGTAGTAAATTTTTCAATATTATAACCAAATATTAAATATAATATTAAAGCTAATAATAAGAATATTACACCTATTATAATAAAAACTTTTGTCATTTTCTATATATAAATAGATGAAATAAAAAAATGATATTATTATTGTATATAAAAATGTAATGCTTACAATAATAATATCTCAAATAAGGTATTTATTAATATTAATTTATTTAATAATAATATCATATATAATAAATTTAATAAATTATACAATATTATTATATGTATCAGATTATATATATGTAAATATATTAACATCATTATTAATAATAACAATAATAGATGGATTAAATTTATTAGATGAGAGAAATAAATTTCATTTAGAATATAAAAATACACATAGATTATTAGAATTGCAAATAATTGAAAATAACAAATTGGAACAAGCAATAAAAGCATTTAAAAAAACATAAATAATATAATATAAATAATGATAAAGAATGTATTAATAACAGGTGGATATGGATTTATCGCATCAAATTTTTTAGTATATTTAGTAAAGAAATATAAAGATATAAATTTTTATAATTATGATTGTTTATTATATTGTGCCTCAGAAAAAAATGTTGAAGAAATAATGGATGAACCTAATTTCAAGACAACTATAAATAAATTACAAGACAAAGAGTTTTTGTTATCATATTTGAAAGAAAATAATATTGATAGTGTAATTCATTTTGCGGCACAATCGCATGTTGAATATAGTTTTAATAATTCATTAGATTATACAAATGATAATATATATGGAACTCATATATTATTGGAATGTTGTAGAATATATGGAAAAATAATTAAATTCATTCATATGAGCACGGATGAAGTTTATGGTGAATCGATGTTAAATGATGAAATAAAGAAGGATGAGAATAGTATATTATGTCCAACAAATCCATATGCGGCAACAAAAGCAGCGGCTGAAATGTTATGTGTTGCATATTATAAATCATTTAATATGCCAATGATAATAATAAGAAGTAATAATATATATGGTCAAAAACAATATATTGATAAAGTTATACCTAAATTTATAATTCAATTATTAAAGAATGAAGAATGCACAATTCAGGGTGATGGTTCTTGTGTTCGTTCGTTTTTGCATATTGATGATTTGATACAATGTTTAGAATTGATAATGAATGAGGGGAAAATAGGGGAGATATATAATATAGGATTGGGAGAGGAGATATCAATTTTAAATTTGGCAAAAAAATTAATAAAAATGATTAAAAACTCTGAAGATTATGATAATAATATTAAATATATAAATGATAGAGATTTTAATGATAAGCGATATTATATATCAGATGATAAGATTAAATTATTAGGATGGAATAGAAAAATAGATTTGAAAACGGGATTAAAAACTACAATTAATTATTATAGAGAAATGCTTAAAATATAACTTTAGTTTTTTCAATTTTAGCAAATCTTTCTTTAATATCTTTCATTTCTTTTTTTATTTCTAAATATTTATTTTCTAATTTAGATATTTTTGATAAGATTTCATCAATATTAAATTCATTATTATTTTGATTATTATTATCCATTATAATAATAATGAATATATTTATAATATTTCCTACACAATTATTTAAAACAAATAATTATTTGGACCATATGGACATGATTTATATAATAGAAGAACCATTTTATTTTACATCAAAGAAATTTCATAAACAGAAATTAATATTGCATAGAGCATCAATGAAATATTATTATGATACATTAAAAATAAAATATAAATCAAAAATAAAATATATAGAATTTGATAAAATAGATTATGATGAATTTAAAAAAGGAACATTACATATTTTTGACCCGATAGATAAGCCAGTAAAAGAGAAATATAAGAATATAAATTCAAGAATAAAAATATATGATACGCCATTATTTTTAGAGACAATTGAAGATTTGGAGGATTATAGAAACAATAATACAAATAAGAGGAATTATTATCATGATAATTTTTATAAATGGCAGAGGAAGAGATTAAACTTATTATTGGATGAAAGAAAACATCCATTAGGGGGTAAATGGAGTTTTGATAAAGAAAATAGAAAACCATATGATAAGAATTATAAGGAGGGTAAGATAATAACATATTCAAATAAATATATTTCTGATGCAAAAGAATATATTGAAAAGAATTTTAAAAATAATTTTGGATTAGTTGAATTAATATATTATCCAATAACACACGAAGAAGCATTACTACATTTAAAAAATTTTATAAAAAATAAATTAGATACATTTGGAAAATATCAGGATGGAATATCAAAGAATGTAATATTTGGTTCTCATTCATTATTAGCGCCATTATTGAATATTGGATTAATAACACCCGATATTATAATAGATGAAGTATTAAATTATTATTATGATAAGAATGATAATGATGATAAAAATAAATCATTAATAACGATAGAGGCATTTATAAGACAATTAATAGGATGGCGAAGTTATGTTCGATTTATATATGAATATCATGGAAATGAGATACAAACGATGAATAATTTAAATCATAAAAATAAATTATCAAAATCTTGGTATAGGAGTGATGGGACGGGGACGAAGATAAGAATAATAGATGATATGATAAATAAGGTAAATAGATATGGATATTTGCATCATATCGAGCGATTAATGATAATGGGAAATATTGGATTATTATTACAAATAAATCCAAAAGAATTATATGATTGGTTCATGATATGTTTTATTGATTCGTATGAATGGGTAATGATTCCAAATGTTTATGGGATGTCTCAATATTCATTAACAAATATAAGTATGATGACAAGACCATATATATCATCATCAAATTATATAAAAAAGATGAGTGATTATAAAAAAGAGGATTGGTATGATAAATGGGATGCGTTATATTGGAATTTTATAAAAAATAATAAAGAACTATTGAAAAAGATATATGCGACGGGAATGCAAGTTAAATTATTAGAAAAGATGGATAAATCAAAATTGGCTAAATATTTAACACTAGCCAAAGAAATCATTTAAGGATAATAAAAAGTTATCTTTAAATAGAATTTAATATAATGGTTGAATATGATATTGAGGAGTTTAATAAGAATTTATTTGCATTTATAAATTGTTATTTAGAAAAATGTAGAAAAGAGAAAGATGCAATAAAAAAGGCACATGATATTTTAGGCGACCGTCAAATAAAATTGCGTGAATTATATGAAAAGGGGACTATAAAATATAATAAATATATATCTGAAAATAAAAAAGCTTATGATAAATTTTATAATTCAAAAGTGCATAAAACATTGACTCAATGTAAATTGGATAAATGTTATGATTTAGCAAAAAAAAATTTAGATGGAATGTTAAAACGGATGGGGTATCCAACACAAGAAAGTTATAATGTAGAAGCACTTATAAAAATATTGAAATTAAATAATGAGAAAATTATATATCCATTATGGGAAATAAAAAAATAATTATCTGATATCATCATAATCAATAGTATCAATAAAATTAATAAAGATAGTTATAATATATTTACAATAGTCATAAATATTTATAATCATTATTTTTTATTTAAGAACATTTTAAATTTATCTTTAAATAACTTTCTTGATTATAAAAAAATGATTTAATATTAATTTCAATTTATTTATATAAAAATTATGTCTATTTTAGAAAAAATAACACAACTACATGAATTAAATACAATATTATCAAAGAAAACAAAAGATTTTAGTTATTTAATAAAGATAAATATTTATAAATCATTAATAGATTTTATAGATATAAATAGTGAAAATGAATTCATTAAATATTTCAATAAAATAATAATTTCTTTCAAGTCAAGTAAATATTATACAATTGGAAATGAGTTGCAAAATTCAATAAATACTTTTATAGATATTACTGATTTTATGTTTAAGATTGATAATATAAAAGGTGGATTAATAAATAATAATATTATAGATTTTTATAATGAATTATATGCATTCTTTATAAAACAATTTGCAATTTATGTACCATCCAAAAAGCCAGCTAAAAAGACAATTGAACCTAAGAAAGAAGTAATAATTGAAAAAGAAGAAGAAGTAGTTAAAAAGTCATTAAAAAAGACAATTGAACCTAAGAACGAAGTAATAATTGAAAAAGATGAGGAAGTAGTTAAAAAGTCATTAAAAAAGACAATTGAACCTAAGAAAATAATAATAGAAGAACCTAAAAAGAAAGAATTAACAGCATATAATGCATTTTTTAAAGAACAAAGTTTATTGATTAAAGATAATTCTGAAATTAAGAATAAAATGGAATATATTGCTAAATTATGGAATGAAAATAAAGATGTAAAAGAAGAAGAAGTAATTAAAAAGCCATCTAAAAAGATAATTGAAAAAGAAGAAGAAAAAGTAAAAGTAAAAGATGAAATTAATAAATCAGTAAAGAAACATACAATTTCAGCAACAATTAAAAAATTAGTATGGAATATGCATATTGGTGAAGAAATAGGAAAAGCTAAATGTGTATGTTGCAAAAGTTCATATATATCTCAAATGTCATTTCATTGTGGTCATATTATAGCTGAATCGAAGGGTGGTGAAATGATTGTATCAAATTTACGTCCAATATGTCAAAATTGTAATTCAAGTATGGGAAATAAAAATATGGAAGAATTTATGAAAACATTAAAATAATAAAAAATGATATTTAATTTTTATTTTTAATATAAAAAATGTCAATTCATAAAAGATTAAAAGATTTATATGAATTGAATAATATAATAGCTAAAGGTTTAATAAAAACGGATATTTATAAATTATTATTAGATTTTATAGATATAAATGGCGAAAAAGAATTTATTGAATATTTCAATAAAATTATTATTTCTTTCAAGTCAAGTAAATATTATACAATTGGCAATCATTTATTAAATTCAATAAATTCATTTTTAGATATTAATGATTTCATATCAAATATAGATAATATAAAAGGAGGTATCAAGAATAATAATATTAATGAATTTTATAATGAATTGCATATATTTATAATAAATCAATTAGAATTATATGTTCCAATTGAAATAGAAGAAAAAGAGATTAAAAAAGATGAAGGTAAGAAAAAATCAACAAGAAAAAAATCAATATCATCAACTATGAAAAAATTAATATGGAATACGCATATTGGTGAAGAGATTGGTAAATCAAAATGTTTATGTTGTAAAAATACTTATATATATCAAATTTCATTTCATTGTGGTCATATAATACCTGAATCAATAGGAGGTGAAACAATTGTGTCAAATTTGCGTCCAATATGTCAAAATTGTAATTCAAGTATGGGAAATAAAAATATGACTGAATTCATGAAAACATTATTATAATAATTTTTAAAAAATGATTTATAATTGAATATTTATTTTTATAATTAAAATGATATTAAATATTAATTTAAAATTTGGAATAGGATTTTTTGGATTGTTAGGATTATTGGGATTAATAGGATTGATAACAAATAATATTATAATATTAACAATATTAACGATATTAATATTTCTAATACTACCATTAATAATAATAAATACATGTATAATAAAATATTTAATAACGAAGCGAACAATATCACGCAAATATTTACATAAATTGAGTATGTATATATATTCGACAATACATTATGAACTGAATGAAGTATATGAAATATATGAATTAAATGAGATGAATAGAATATATGAGATTAAAAATAAAATAAATGATTTACATAAAACATATTATAAATATCGTAGTTATTCGTATGTAATAACTAAAATAGAAAAAGAATTAATCATATTTAAGGAAAAAGATTTAATATCTCGAATGATAATTGATATTAATAAACAAAAATTATTATTATCAAATCACGAATTACATGAATTAATAATAATGAAAAAAAATGGATTAAAAGCTGATATGTTTGTTTATAAAAGTTATTTAAAGGAATTTTTTAAATCCTTAAATAATATTACTGAAATAATATGTTATGTATAAAATAATAAATGAATATTATATATAAAATAGATATAGCAAGTATATTAATAATAATACCAATACTAATTGGAATTTTATCAAAGCCTGATGACTGGTATTTTAATTTAAAAAAACCCGAATTAACTCCACCGGGATATGTTTTTGGTATTGCATGGTCAATATTATATACATTAATAGCTATATCATATTATTTAGCATTATGGGATAAATCATTTGCATATTGGATTATACCAATAATACATTTATTATTAAATTATAGTTATACGCCATTGATATTTGTATATAAAAGATTATTAGAAAGTGCAATAATAACATCATTAGTATTATTAACGGCAATAATAGTTATGATATTATTTTATAAATATGGAAATATGATATCAGTATATTTATTAATACCATATATAATATGGTTATCATTTGCAAATTATCTTGCATGGTCGATATATAAATTAAATAAGTGAAAATGAAAATTGATTATTAATAATTTTAAGAGTAGTATTAGTATAATAAATATCATATAAATTAAAATTAATTAAAAATAGATAAATGATAAATAATGTTGAATAAAATAAAAATCCGTTAAACAAGTTTTTTTTATCAATTATTAAGAGTAATAATAATTTAGGACTATTTAAAATTAGATAAATGAATAAATTACGATAATAAAAATAATAATCGTATTTTTCTTTTTTTTCTATTTTTATGATAATAACATAACAAGTAATAATAATTGAAGCAAATAATGCAATTATTAACCATATGAAAGGATTAAAATTAATGATATTGAAATAATATAAAAAACCTGCGAGAATAATATAAGTGCTAAAATAAATAAAAATATTCATCTTTTAATATAACTCTTGAATTTTTTCAGTAATTAAAATTTTGGCTGAATATTCAAAATAAATGCATGGCATCCTTTCGTAAATAAAAGGATGATATGGATAATGAGGTATTCCGAATTTTTGTAAACATTCAGTTGGTGTTAATAAAGTAGTTGATTGAAATGTAGAATCGCTCCATAAATCTTGTTGAATATCTTCATAAGTATCAATAACATTTTTAACTTTTTTAAAGAAATTTATATAATCCATCATTAATTTAGGTGTTGTAATCCAATAATTACAATAGAACCCTTTAATATCTTTATTTAAAATTTGTTCCATTGAATAACCTAATTTGGATAAAATTTTAATCCATAATGTTTTAAATTTAGGATGATAATATGTTGTTCTATCAATCATATTCAAATCAATATAATAAAAAGCAGCGACATCATAATTATCTTTATTATTTTCTAAAAATACAGTTAATTTATCTATATCAGGCATTCTAATTTTAAATTGTGCTTTCCATGAAATAGTTCCAACATAATCAAAATCTTTCCAATCATCATAATTTTCCTCTAACCAACTATCATACATTATACTTTCAAATAAAACGGTTGATTTGATATAAACAACTTTTGCCCATTCTTTATTGCCATATAATTCATTTGCTTTATTATATGTATCATCACTATAACATAAAACATATATACGAATTTTCATTTTTTTGATTAATAATTATAAATAAATATTATTTTTTTAAATATAAATAAATAAAAAAATGAAAAAGAATAATAAATAAGAAATAATAATGTTAGATAATTATACATTTGAAACAATAGTCAGTGAAATATTATTAATTATCAATATTGAGACAATATTGGAACATATAATAATTACTTATATTACTAATAAAAATTAATTTGTATTAATTTACAAGAAAATAAGAAAAAAATGAAATAAACAAAGATAGAAATATTCATGCTATTAAGTTAACATCCCCTACCACCGACGCTTTCACTTGCTTATGTGTATTGGACCTCCATCGACGATATTCGCTATCTACAACATCGTTTTTCATATTCTCAACTTGCTACTTAAGATAAGCATTCAACAAACATTTAAATTTTATATTAACCATTACGAAGTTAATATAACATATATTTATACGTTGATTTGTCTTAAATTGAAGAGTAAGATAGAAATCATCATTAATCAGAATTTATATCAATCTGTTAAGGATAATTTGAGATATGTCTAACTATTGTTTGTAAGAGAGAAAATGGCAATTATTATTAATTTTTGTCATTTCAAATAAAAAAATGATAAAAGTTTATTTATTATTTTTATAATTGAAATGAATTCTCTTTATTGTGATATTATTTCATTATTAATTTTAATAATAGGATTGATATGGATGAATAATTATTATATAAATTTTAGAAAGTTTATTTATGTAATATTAATCATCTTTATAATTTATTTAAGGATAATTTTACAAAACCTTTAAATATAAAATTGATTTAAAGATTTTTGTTATTTCTTGATTATTAGGATTAAAAATGATGGATTATATTGATTATATATCAAATGTTATAATATTAACAATAATAATTATTTTAATTCCATCGGGAATAGTAAGACTTTTATTTTTATAATAAAAATGATTATAAAAAATAAATAATAATAATAATAAATGTCTCCACGTATTATAAAAATTGGTAAATTTCGTTTAAGAGAAAAGATGGCAATGTTTGATTATGATTGGACATTAGTAAAACCAATATCAAATGGAACTTTTTCAAAATCATTGGACGATTGGAAATGGATAACTGATAAAGTCCCAGAAATTTTACAAAATTATTATGATAAAGGATATTGTATTACAATAATATCAAATCAAACAAGAAATACAGAAATGAAATTGCAACAAATAACAAATGTATTATCAACATTAAAAATACCATCATTAATTGCAGTAGGATATGAAGATATAGATAAGAAACCAAATAGAACAATGTTTGATTTGATAAAAAAAACTAAAAAGATAGATATGAATAAATCATTTTATGTTGGTGATGCATTAGGAAGGCAGGGAGATTGGTCAGATAGTGATAAAAAATTTGCAGAGAATATAAATATAAAACAGATATATTCACCTGATGATTTATTTGCAATTGCAGATGATGAAAAAATAATAATAAAAGAATATGATAAGCAAGAAATAATCGTATTAGTTGGATATCCAGGAAGTGGAAAAACAACTATAGCAAATACATTTAATTCTAAAAAATATATGGTAATAAATGGAGATATATTTAAAACAAGTAAGAAAATGATTAAAGAATCTGAAAAATATATTAAAAATAATTATTCAATAATATTTGATGCAACAAATCCATCAATAGAAAAAAGAAAAGAATATATTGATTTTGCAAATAGTAAAAATATACCAATAAGATGTATAAATGTAGAAACTGATATAACAACTGCTATGTTTAGAAATAATAAAAGAGATAAAGTTATTCCTAAAATAACATATTATGTATTTCGAAAAAAATATGTTAAACCAACAATCGAAGAAGGGTTTTATGAAATAATAAGTATTTAATGAAAAGGATTTAAGGATAATATTAAGATTTCTTTAAATAAAAATTGATTAAATAACTTCAATTATTTTATATTATTGGATGAATACTTTATTGATATTGTTGAGAATATTATCAGGTATTATTTTAATTATGGGATATAGTATTGGATATCTAATAACATTGACAATATCAACAGCGATAATTGCAAATATATTATTATTATTATGTAATATTAATATAATTTCTTATGATATCATATGGAATTTGGTAAAAATAATGATATTAGGTATATATGATGATAATAATTTAATTATATAAATTAAATGTAAAAATAATTAAAAATGATTATTATTTTTTTAATTTTAAATTAGAAATGAATTTATCATTAAATGCTGATATTTGCGACATAATTGCAAGTAATTTTTATACGATTGAATATGAATTGGAAGATTGGGTTGTTAAAAGTGGTAAATTATCATATAAAAAATTATCCAAAAATCCAAATGCGATTGATTTCTTAAGAAAACATCCTAAATATATAAAATACTGTGAACTTTCAGAAAATAAAAATCCTGAAGCGATTAAATTATTACGTAAAAGGATATATAATATTAGTTGGTCAAGTTTATCATTAAATCCAAGTAAAGAAGCAATTGAACTATTAAAAGAAAATAGAAATATGATTGATTGGTATAAATTATCATCAAACATTAATATTATGTCTTTTTTAGAGACGGTTTCTGATTGTGATGATTTATATAAACTTGATTGGGATATATTATCAATGAATAGTGGTGCAATTCCATTATTGGAAGAATATCCGCGTGATATAAATTGGAAAATTATTTCAAAAAATAGCAAAGGTATTGAATTGTTGTGTGAAAGATTATCAAGGAATAAAAGAATGGTTGATTATAACAATTTATCATTGAATGAAACTCCTGAAGCAATTCAGATATTACGTGAAAATTTCAAAAAAATCAATTGGCATAATTTAGCTTATAATAAATCACAAGCAGCTATTGATTTGATGAAAGAATATCCTGAAAATATTTATTGGGATGCATTATCATCAAATCCAAATGCATATGAGATTTTGAGTGAAAATCAGAATAAGATTTGTTGGAATGTATTATCAGCAAATCCAAATCCGAAAATTCTTAAATTATTTACATCTACAACATTAAAGAAATTAACAAGGTATTATTTTTCATCAAATATTGGTGCATGTGAATTCTTAAAAGAACATCCTGAATATATTACTGACGAAATAGAAAGAATGCCTTATATTTTCAAACCTGTAAAGAAAATTACTAATTCTGAAGATATTAAACGAGCTCTCAATATTGTCCTCTCTGTCTAAAAACTTAACTAAGAATTGATTATTTATATACAAAACAATATTATTTTGTTTTTATAATATATTTAAGGATAACTTTAAGAAACCCTTAAATCATTTTTATTATATTTAAGATTTAATGATAATAATATTTTCATAAATGAGACAGATATTATTAATAATTATTTTTATGAGTGAAATAATAAATATATATTCATTTATTCCAATATTAAATCCAAATCCAAAACCAAAATTATTATTATTTGATAATAATAATTATCAAATTAGAAGAATTAGCAATAACGATAATAACAATAACGATAATAATAAGAAAGTTATTATTGGTAATTATAGTAATTATTATTATTATAGTAATATTACATATAAATGTCAATGTCAATTTCATTTTCATTATCATGCATCAAATAATACAAAAATAAATATCAATACATATTTAATATTATTTATATTTATTTTCAATATTTTACAAAATTTTAAATTTATATTATTTAATATGATTATTTATATAATACCATTTTTAATATATCTAAATTATCTTAATTGCCATTTTCATAATCTTCTTCAACAACTGAAGAAAGTAAAAATTCATTGATATCATTATTTTGATAAATATCTTTAACACTATTATAATATATAAAGCAACAAAATAGACTTAAAGAAGTAAAAAATGAGATTATAAATATAATCATTTATTAAATTAGAAAAATAAAATAAATATATGAAAAATAATAATATATTTTTTCCATTTTATACTTGTGAGAAACCATATAATAACAATAATTATATAGCCCAACCAGTATCAGCAATAATAAATATCATAGCATGTATAATACTTGCATATTTTTTAACTAAATCAAAAACAATTGAAATAAGATTATTATTATTATCATTTATTGCATTTCAGGCATTTCATGCATTTTCACATATCATTCATATCAATGGAAATATTCAAAGTAATATTATACATATGATATGGTATTTTTTGACATTTATGATATTATTAACAAGTATAAAAATTACTAATAAAAATCCATCTACACTTATGATAATAATATTAGCAATAATTATAATTATTGATTTATATATTTTAATTAAAGGCATTAACAAATTATATATGGTTTTTACGGCATTTATGATGCCAATAATAATAGTATTATTTTATTATAAATATTATCCAAGTATTATTAAAAAAGTAATTCCATATTTAATAATATTATTATTAGTTCTTGTAGTATTATTATTAAATGAAAAATTTAATTGCGAATTAATGATGTCATATGCAACTTTGCCATATCATGGTATAATTGAAATTTTAGGACTAATATTATTCACAACATTAGGATATATTTTCTTTAAATCGGAAAAAAATGATTATAATTAATATGAATAATAATTATAATGTTAATCATAGGTTTTATAGTTGTTTCAATTTACATTTGTTTTATGAATTATTCAAAAAATAAGAATAAGGAGAAATATATGATTATACCAATTAATTATAATATTTATAATAATATTGAAATAAAAATATTAGATATTGTAAATAATTTTAATAATTATTCAATTGATGATATAAATGAAAAGATAAATGAGATTATTAATTTATATATAGATGATTATTTTCCACATAGAAATATTAAAAATATAAATATATTCAAAGATTTAAAGCGGAAGGAAACAATAAGAATAATTAAGAATAAATTATATGAAAAATATGAAAATGAATGTTTAGTAAATAATAATATTGAATTAAAACGAACAATTGTTTTAAATAAAATTAATGAGTCAAATAGATATTTCAAAATAATTGAAGAAATGAATGATATCGATATAATTATCAATAGTAGTTATTAATTTTTTTGTATTAATTATTTCCAAAACAATAAAAAAATGATAGGATTATTTTAAAATAATTATTACAGTTGTTATATAATTGTCCCACGATGAACGCCCAAATGTTTGTTTCCGATTTTATTGCCGAATTCACTTCTCACCCCGAGTGCTATGATGATGTTGCCGATTTGCTTGATGTTACCCTTGATGATATTGTTTCTAACAATTCAATCAATGAGAATAAACAGATTATTTCTGATTATTCGGGTGATGTCTTCATTGCTATCAACCTCTATAAAGAACATCTTGGAAATATTGAGGAATTGTATTCCAACATGACAGTCTTTTACCAGCAGTTAGCCTTCGTCTCCCTTTTCGTGAAGTTGTATCCAATCATTGATGCTAAACTTTCTGAGAATTGCAGTTTCGCAACATTTGCCGATAATTTCGAAGTAGAATTGAATTCTAATTCTGAATATTACAACGGCAATATATCTATCCTACTTGAAGAGATAATATCAATCAATACGGAAGATGTAAATAAGAAGATTATATCTGATTATTATGTTGGAGCTGAAATTTATCAGAATATGAGTTCAGTGATTGCATCGCAATTAGCATTCGTCGCTTTGTTTTCTATGCTTAACCAAAGAATTGGTTTTAGCAGCATCACTTGAGTTTTCGATATATATGGCAAAATTAATTTTTTGTCATTTATAATAAAAAAATGATATTATTATTTTATTTTTAACTTTAACTTTAACTTCAAATAATGCTTACATTTTTAATTTATATGATAATAAATTTGATAATATCATTATTTATATTATTAAAAAATGATGAAATTAAAAAATTAGAAAATATAATAATTTGCAAAGATAGAGAAATTAATGATTTGAAAATAATAATTATAAATAAAAATAAAAAGATTTATGAATTGGAAAAAAATTGATTATGAATTTAATTTATTTTTTTTATATAAATTATGTTTAATTTAAAGTCTCTTATTATAACTGGATGTATAGTAGTATTAATAGTTAATGGCTTTAATATAATAACTAAATCGATTGATAATAAAATTAAAAGAATAGAAGAATTAGATAAATATATTCAAAATAAAATTAAAAGATTGGATGAATTAAATAACGATATAAATGATATAATGATAATTAAAGAAAATGATTATTATAAAAATGTTTGATATTATTTTAGTAATTGCTGTATTTTTGTTATTTATGCAAAATATATCTTATTTAAATAATATAGAAATTAAGAAAATAAATAATACTATTACCATAGATGAAAGTATTATTATTAATATTCTAAAAACATTAGATATTATATCAAAGGATTTAAAGGATTTAAAAAGCAAATAGTATAAAAAATGATTAATATTTTTATAAATATTATTACAAAAAAATATCATGATTATTGATTTTGCATTGATAGATATTATTGCATTTGTAGTAGTATTTATTATCCTCTATATTTAAAGAAATGTATTTAAGGAAGTCCCAACCAATTCTTTAAATCCATTTTGATATATATATTTTAAAAAAATGATTATAATATTATAATTATTTTTTTTATATTTGAATGATAATGATATTTCTTTTTATGATTGTAATTCTTATAATAGGATTATATTTTACATATTTGAATATAGAAGTTGAAATATTGATAATTAAAACTAGAAAACAGGAAAAATTAATTATAGAACTTGAAAATAGAAATATAGAATTCTATAATAAAAATAAAAAACTTGAAAATAAAATAAAAGAACTTATGAATAATAAATAAAAATTGATTTTTTTGTATTTATTATTAACCATTATTTATGTTTGAATTTATTATAATGATGTATATAATTGGTAGATATATATATAATTATCAATTAAATTTTGAAATAACTATGATTATAATAATTACAGCAAGCTATTTATTATATAATAAAATTATGAAAACAAATATTGAAGAAACTAATAAAGAATTTGAAGAAACTAATAAAAACCTTATAGAAACTAATAAAAACCTTGAATATTCAAATAAAGAACTTGAAGAAATAATTAAAGAACTTGAATATTCAATTAAAGAACTTAAAGTAGATAATAAAGAACTTGAAGAAGATAATAAAGACCTTGAATATTCAAATAAAGACCTTGAAGAAGATAATAAAGAACTAAAAGCAAGAAATAATAATATTAAACATATAAATAAAAAACTTGAATATATAAATAGAAATCTTGATAATCACATTAAAAAATTAACTAAATAAAAATGATTTAAGGAGCTTCCAAACAAATCTTTAAATAAAAAATGATTGTTATTTTAATTTAAATAAATTCTATAAAAAATGATTGTTATAATGATTGTTGTATTTATTATTATTTTTATGTTATTTTATAATTGTAAGAAAAATAATAAAGAAATTAAACAACTGATTGAAGCATTGGAAATTAAAGATAATGAAATGCAAAAATTAATTCAAAAGATTAATTCATAAAAAAAATGATTTTTATTATTATTAAAAAAAATCAATGATTAATTATATTAGTCTTATTATTTCAATATTAAGTATAATTATTATAATTGCTATAATGGTTTATGCAATTATTTATATAAATAATATTAATAATCATCAAAGATATAAAAATATTATTATAAATGATTTTCATTATAATTCTGAATATAATTCTATAATATAATGAAAATTATTTATTTTTGTATTTTTATAAAAAAATGATAAATACATTATTATTAATGATAACAAATGATTATTATCGCATTGATTATAACAATAATTTCTATTATATATAATATCAAACAAAAATAAAAAATTATCAGAGATTAATAAAATTTTAGATGAAACAATAAATATTAACATAATTGAGAGTAAATATTTAAAATTAATGATAAAAAAATAGAATTAAATGAAATAATCAATAATAATTATAAAGAAATACAAGAACTAAACGATATTATTAGCAATAACTCAAAAGAATTGAATGATTTGAAAGAAATAGCAGCAATTAGACAATTATTTATTTTTAAATTTAATAAAATTGAAAATAAAAAATGATTTTTTTTACTCATTTCATTAAAGATAGTAATGCTGTCTAAAATATTTTATATTTCTTTTTCTTTAATAATAATTATTACATTATTATATAATAATGATTATTCATCAAAATCGATAATTAAAATATCAAATGATGAACTTGAAAAAATTAAAAAATTTATAAATTTAAAAGAATTGGATGATTTAATATATAATATTACAATATTAAATAATTATCTTGAAAAAAATAATAAATATAATGAAATAATAAATCTTATTGAAAAATCAAATATAGAAATTGAAATAATAAATAATTATCTTGAAAAAAATAATTATTTTGAAAAAAATAATAAATATAATAATAAATATTATTGAAAAATCAAATATAGAAATTGAAATAATAACTAAAGAAATTGAAAAATTAAAGTCTGAATTATAAATGAACAAAAATTAATTTGTTCATATATCCAATTATGAAATTTACTTTACTGCAGCTTTCATTTTTTCCCATTTCTCTATAACTTCAGAGGCATCGGCTAATGCTATTTTGACTCTTTCTTGCATTTCATAGAGATATTTTTCAGCTTGAAGCTTTGCAGCTCTTGCATCTACTACTTTTGCTAATGCTTCAATTGCCTTAACTTTTTCAGCTTTGGCTATTTCTTGCATTTCATAGAGATGTTTTTCAGCCTGAATCCTTGCAGCTGTTGCATCAACTACTTTTTCATCCGCCTTTTTTGCTATAAATACTACTTCAAGAGTTTCTTTTGGAATGTTTTCGTCTTTAGATTCTGCATCAGCATTTAGAGAATTAATTCGGATTTTTTCTTTCTTCCATGCATCAGAAATAAATCTTACTTTTCCTCTTGGTTCATCAAACTTAACTTTTCCATCCTTGAGAATTTTGGCTATTTGTCTATAAAACGTCCAATACGCATTAGGCATGATAAATCAGAAACTCCGTTTTTAATTGGATAATTATATATATAAAATCATAATTTCATTATTTTTTAAACTTATAAATAAAATAATACAAATTTAAATACAAAAGAAATGAAAATGAACAAAAATTAATTTGTTCATATAATCCTATAATTAAACTTACTTTTTGCCTCCGTTATTATTCAGTTTCACACAAAGTTCATTAATAAGTTTAATAAATTCTTTTTTCTCATTTTCCAAATTTTCCACTTTCTCTTCAGCTAATCTTGCCCTTTCATTTGCTTTATCAGCTTTTAACTCTGCTTCATGAGCTCTTAACTCTGATTCATGAGCTCTTTTATCTGCTTCATTTACTCTTTCTTCAGGACAATCCGCATTTGCTTCTGCTTCTGCTTCAGGGCGATGTGGTTTTTGTCCTTCTTTCCTTTTCTTCCATAGAGTATTGATGCAATCTTTTTTTCCAAATTTTTCAGGAAAAATAGCTTTATATTCATCAAGAATTTTAGCTTGTTCTTCGTAAAACTTCCAATATGCATTAGCCATGATAAATCAGAAACTCCGTTTTTAATTGGATAATTAAATATATAATATACTAATTTCATTATTTTTTAAACTTATAAATAAAATAATACAAATCTAAATATAAATGAAAATGAAATGAACAAAAATTAATTTTATTCATCATCAACAAGTTTATCTTTTGTTTTTTCTTGATTATCAATTATGATAAACTATGCCATGTGTATTAATTTAATTATAAACAAATTTCATTTTTATTTAATATTACATAAATGAAATGAACAAAAATTAATTTGCTCATATAATCCCCATAACTATTGCATTGAAAATTTCTTCGCAAAATACGGAATAGAACTGTTTTTAAAACTCTTATGAAGTTCTCGATTTGCAATCTCTTCTTTCAAATCAATCGCAAGTTTTGATTCAATTGTTTTTACAGGTTTGTTTTTAGATGCTAATAAAACTTTGATTTCTGCATTTTGCTGACGTTCTTTTGCAAGTTCTTCCTGAGTTGCTTTAACAATCTTTTCAAGTTTCCTTACATTTGCTTTTGCATTAACAAGTTCTTCAAGTTGCTTTGCTCTTGCTTTAGATTTTGCAATTTCATCGCGTTCTTTTGCTTTTGCAAGTTCTTTACGCTGCTTAGCTTCTGCTTTGGCTTTTGCTGCAAAACGTGCATTGAAGTCATGTTGCTTAAACTGTCTAGACAATTCAAGAGTTTGCTTTACTGTTTGCATTTGAAATTTCATTTGCAGGTCTTTTTCAGCATTGTCCATTGATTCTCTAAACGCTATTGCTTTCGCTAATCTTTCGGCAAAAATCTCATCTGATGTTTTAGGTTTGACTTCTATAAGTATTTTTATTGGCTCTTCTTTTTTAAGTTCTGGTGCTTTAAACTCAGCAAAAGATTTTGCATTATTTCGTTGAAATTTTAGTTCCATATTTAATGCTGTTTTAAGAGTAGCACAAATATTTCTTAACATTTCAATTTCAGCATCTTTGCTTTTAAGAAGTTCTTCATACTTAACCATTAGGAAGAATCCAGAATTAAATGGATAATTATATATATAAAATCATAATTTCATTATTTTTTAAACTTATAAATAAAATAATACAAATCTAAATATAAATATAAATATAAATGAAAGGAAATGAAATGAACAAAAATTAATTTGTTCATATAATCCTATAATTAAACTTACTTTTTAGCTCCCTTCATTTTATCATCACCAAAGCGTTTAATATCTTCCCATGCTTTTTTAGCTTTTTCCTGACCGACTTCAGCAGCTTTTGCCCTTTCTTCAGCTTTCAGTGCTTCTTCTCTTATAATAGCTAATGTTTCAGCATTCTTTTTTTCATTCTTCCATAGTTCAGCAATATATCTTACTTTTCCTCCTGGTTCATCAAATTTAACTTTTCTATCTTTGAGAATTTTAGATTGTTCTCTATAAAACTCCCAATATGCATCAGCCATGATAAATCAGAAACTCCGTTTTTAATTGGATGAAAATCAATATTAAATTATAATTTCATTATTTTTAAAAATTATAAATAAAATAATACAAATATAAATGTAAATCTAAATCTAAATCTAAATCTAAATCTAAATCTAAATCTAAATCTAAATGTAAATCTAAATCTAAATATAAATCTAAAAGAAATGAACAAAAATCATAATTTGTTCATTTCTTTTTTTTATTCATCATCGTCGAATAATTTTTTAAATTTATTAACAAGTTTATCTTTTGTTGTTTCTTTATTATCTTGAGTAATCATTATTGTCTGATTATCAATTATGATGAAATATGCCATATGTATTAATTTAATTATAATCAAATTTCATTTTTTTAATTATTATGTAAATAAAATGAACAAAAATTAATTTGTTCATATAAACCCCATAAGAAGCCAGCTTTTTTTACAGAAGACCCAACTTGATTTTCATCCTGTGATTGATTACCTCCTTCAAGGCTAATGCAAGTTTTGATTCAGTTTTGCTTTTACGCATCAATCTGAACTTCACAGGATTTTTATCATGTTTTCGGCGTTCGATTTCCTTTTTCAAGGCAATCTCAAGTTTTGACACAATATTGCATTTCGCCATTGAACTTTCATTTGCAATTTCTACATTTAGTATTGTTGCAGCTTTAAATCTAGCAAATTCAGCGCGTTCTTTTTCAAGTTCTGCTTTAATTTCCTCATTATTAGCTTTAACAATTGCCTCAAGTTCCTTTGCTCTCGCATTTGCTTTTAAAATTTCATTAAGGCTCTTCATCCTAGCATTAGATTTTGTGATTTCATCACGTTCCTTTGCTTTAAGGATTTCCTCAAGTTCATTTGCTCTAGCATTTGCTTTTTCCAGTTCTTCGCGATGCTTTTCAGCTGCAATTTCATGAAATCTTCTCTCTTCTTCCGCCCTCTTAGCTTCCTTTTCCCTCGCCTCCAACAGTTCCTGCAACGCCTTCGCATCTTCAAGGTTTTGTTTTCGCTTAGCTTCTGCTTCATTCTGAACTCTTACAAGTTCTTCCTGCTGCTTAGCACGAATTTTTAACATCTCGTCGCGGCGCTTAGCTTCAAATGCCAATTGCTCTTGCTTTAGCTTAGCTTCTGCTTCTTTCTGAACTCTTGCAAGTTCTTCCTGCTGCTTTTGCTTCGCATTGACTTTTGCTTGCACTTTAGCTTCTGCTTCAGCCTTTTGCCTCATATGAATATAATAGGCTTCATCGGCTTTAGCAAGCGCACCAGTCAATTTTTGAGGATGTGATGATGGGTTGCTAGTTGTTTGCTTCTTCTTCGCATCGACTTTTGGTTGCACTTTAGCTTCTGCTTCAGCCTTTTGCCTCATATGAATATAATAGGCTTCATCAGCTTTAGCAAGAGCACCAGTCAATTTTTGAGGATGTGATGATGGGTTGCTAGTTGTTTGCTTCTTCTTTGCTTCTCTTGCCAATTTCTTCTGATATTTTTCGCTAATAATTTTCATGTGAGTTCCTTCAGCATCAAAGACATGTCTTTTCTTCTTAAGTTTTTCACATTCGATTTTAACGAAATCGTTCCAGTCGCTATTGTAAGAGTAATCCATTGTAATAAAACAATGTGATCCAGAATTAATTGGATAATTATTTAGTTAAATCTTAACTTTCATTTTTAATTATTATTTATAAATATTAAAACATAAAAAATTAAATGAACAAAAATTAATTTATTCATATATATTTAATTTTTAATTAAAACTGTTTACCAAGAATATCATTTGTGTTTTTGAGAATATCACAAATATGTGTCAATCTTTCAATTTCTTCATCTTTGATTCTAATAATATCCTCAAGTTCTTTTTGCTGCTTTGCTTCGGCTTCTTTTACACTAGATATTATCATTCTAATCATATAATCATCAGAAGATTTTTGATATTTTACAATATCCCGACGTTGCATTTCGGCATTCAATGCAATCTTAAGAATGCTTCCCAATTTATAAGAATTATTCATTGTTTAAAAAATTTAAGTTATAAAATAATTTCATTTTTATTTAATATTACAAAAATAAATGAACAAATAAAAAGAAATGATAATGATAATGACTAAACGAGAACACCAATAATTTTACCATCCTTGAAATCTTTCAGAATTATACGAGATTTTTGAATTTTAGAAATAATAATTATTGCATTTGTTTTTCTTTCATCGAGAATTGAATTCCAATAATCTTTAGATGATACATTCATATTTTATATATATAATGAACAAAAATTAATTTGCTCATAATAATCCAATTAAGTATAACTAAACGAGAACACCTGTAATTTTACCATTCTTTTTAAATTTTTCAGAGATTTGACAGTATTTGCTTTTAGCCATAACTGATTTCCAAGATATAATTAGAATTGCATAATTCATTTCCTTCTGAATTCTTTTTTTATAATCATCGCAGCATTTAGCTTTAATTTTATTAGAGGATATAGAACTAGAAGACGAACCTAATAAACTATACCTAGTACTTAAACTGATAAAGCTATCAACAGATAAATCAGAATCAGAACCTGAATCAGAACTTGAAGAAATATTAGATTTTTGCAAAAGTCTATTTTGTCTAAGCTCCATATTCAATGCCGTTTTAAGAGTAGCGCAAATATATTTTAAATCTTTAATTTCTGCATCTTTTTGTTTTAGAAGCTCTTCCATTTTTAATTGGATAAATATTTATATAAAATTATAATTTCATTATTTTAAAAATTTATAAATAAAATAACACATTTATATATATTATGAACAAAAATTAATTTGCTCATAATAATCCAATCAAGTATAACTAAACGAGAACACCAATAATTTTACCATCCTTGAAATCTTTTAAAATATTAAGAGATTTGTCCATTACAGTAAATTCTTGTTTAGCCTTCTTCCATCTTTTTTTGATTATCTCAAAATCCATTCTCTTGATGATATCATCATTGCACGATTCAATCAAAATAGGGTCTTTATTTTTATAAATATTCCATAAACCGGCAATAAATATAAAATTACTTCCCTTACCTTTGAAAACAACTCCATCACTTTTTAATATAACACTTTGTTTTTGGACAAAGATATTATAAGAAGTTAGCATTTTAGGAGATGAAATAGGAGTTTCCATTTTGAATTGGATAATTATTTAGTTAATTTTTTACTTTCATTTTTAATTATTATTTATAAATATTCAAGCAAATAAAATATGATATAAAGATAATTTATTATTATCCTTAAATGGATTTAGAATATTTACAACAGCAACAAATATTATTAATTTTTTTTAATTTTTTATTACATATATTGCATGTTTGAAGATTACATTGAATACATAAATTAATTTTAAAACATTTTTCATTAAAACAAATATTACATTTATAAAATTTATTAAATAAAATATTTTGAATATCTAATAAATTTTTAATATTATTAATACGTTTATTATTAGTAATAAAATATTTATCTTTATAATAAAAAATAATTGAAT